CCCGTAGACATTTACGAAGAAGAGAACGGTATCACTTTCGAGCTCGCAGTAGTGGGACTCGATAAGGAAGATATCCAAATTCAAGTACAAGGAGAAAATTTTAGAATCAAGTACGACAGACCACAAGCAGATGAACGTGCTCATATTTACAAAGGCATCGCGAGACGCTCTTTTGACTTGAGTTGGAAAATCTCTACTAAGTTCGATCTCACAAAACTCGAAGCATCGATGGATCGCGGTCTGCTTAAGATCAACATCCCGCTCTCAGAAGAGAAAAAGCCTAAATTGGTAGAAATTAAAACAATCAAATAAAAATAGGGCCTACCGTCCTTAGTTATGTTTTCAATTTGCAAACAGGTTATACCTATGAATGGCGAGTGGTATCTCGTCAAAAGGGTAATAAAAGAAAGCGAAAAATTAGACATCGATATACTGAAGCAGTATTTTGACTGCGATACGGTGTTCAAAAAGGACGAGTTATTATATTTCACAAATAAAATAGAAACATTAGAGTATGAGTAAAATTGTTCCGTTAAATGGATGCATCATCCTAAAGCCAGTAGAAACTCACGAAGAAACGTACGGTAATATAGTTCTACCAGATTTGGGTCGCGAACGCCCTGAAATGGGAGAAGTGGTTTCGGTATCGAACACCTACAACTATCACAAAGGCGAGTATATTCCTTCTAACTTGAACGAAGGAGACAACGTTCTTATTCCTAAGATGGGAACTCAAAAAATTGTATTGGATGGAGAAGATTATTTCATCGTGAAGGAAACAGATATTTTGGCAATTGTAAAAAAATAAAGTATGAGCACAACACAAAATAAAAATGGAATGGAGCTAAAGAGCTCTTTGTTAGAGGGTATTAAAAAGCTAAATAACGCAGTGTCTTCTACGTTGGGACCTGGTGGTAGAAACGTTATTATTCGAGACGCTAATGGAGAAGTAAAAGCTACAAAAGATGGCGTATCAGTTGCGAAAGCTTTTTCTAAATTGGAAGACGACATCGAGGATCTTGGAGCGCAACTCGTAAAGCAAGTAAGCATAAAGTCTGCAAACGAAGCTGGAGATGGAACAACTACTTCGACTTTGCTTGCGACTACGATGATCGAAGAAGGCATTAAGCAAATTCGCCAAGGTTACAACGCAGTGGAGATTAAAAGGGAACTCGATTTGCTTGTTGAGCAAGTAGTGAGTGACATCAGAGAATTCTCAGTAGATATTTCTTCCGAAGAGCAGATCAAACAGGTCGCCATGATCTCTGGAAACAATGACGTTGAAATTGGAAACTTGATCGCTTCTGCTATTGATAAAGTAGGTAGAGACGGGGTTATCACTATTGAGGAGTCAAAAACTGGAGAAACTTCTTTGGAAGTGGTGGAGGGTATGCAATTTGATCGTGGATATAAGTCTCCGTATTTTGCAACAAACACCTCTACGATGCAAGCGGTTCTTGACGATCCGTATATCATGTTGTACAACGGTAGGATTTCTACTGCGCAAGAACTATTGCAAGTCCTAAGTAAAGCAAATGGAGAGAATAAGCCCCTTCTTATTATCGCAGAAGACTTTGGAGACGAAGCACTCGCTACTCTTATTGTAAATAAGATGCGTGGTATTGTAAACGTGTGCGCAGTAAAAGCTCCTGACTTTGGCGATAGGAAAACTCTTATTCTTGAAGACATCGCAATTCTCACAGGCGGCCAGGTTATCTCCAAAGACAAAGGACACAAGCTCGAAAAGCTGTCAATGCAACAGTACTCGGAGTTTTTAGGAAAGTGTAGGGTTGCTACTATTTCAAAAGAGGATACTACTATTGTCGACGGAAAAGGAGATGCAGAAAAGATTGAAACTCGTGCTTTAGAGATAAAAGAACAAATCGAAAAATCTACTTCATTTTATGAAAAAGAAAAGTTACAAGAACGTCTGGGAAAACTTATTGGTGGAGTTGCAATTGTTTCTGTTGGAGGTAATTCTGACATTGAAATCAAAGAGAAAAAAGACAGGGTTGAGGATGCACTATTTGCAACCAAGGCCGCGCTTGCAGAAGGTATCATACCTGGAGGAGGTGCGACCCTATATAAAGTCTCTCTAAACCATCGAGGAGAACTCTCTGACAGTATCGCTAATGATATTCTTCGAGTGGCTCTTCAAGCTCCTTTCAAGAAAATTCTGCTAAATGCGGGTATTGAAAACTGGTATGAGCACATTCCCAAAGAGAGCGGAGAGGTGTACGACGCCAAGAGCTACAATAAAGTAGATGCTTTCGAATCGGGTATCATCGATCCTACCAAAGTAATGATCACCGCCATCAGGAATTCAGCATCAGTTGCGGGTATCATTCTAACAAGTGAGAGCGCGATCTTCGAAAAGAAAGATAAGGGTGAAAAATCCCAAGATCCGATGGCTGGAATGATGTAATAAATTTGCACCTTAGTATAAAATTTCTGATCCTTACGCAATAGTATTACTTTTATAAAAATAAAGTTTATGAAGATAGCATTAGTTAGTATGATGGGTAATGTCGGTTCCACCATGAATTCTCAAGGCGGTGGATACGGGCTGATTGCAACCAAAATGGTAAAAGACGTTCATAGTAAGGATCAAGTTGATGTAAATCCAGAGCCTTCTACTTGGAACACTTACGACAGATTGTATGTCTGTGAGGGAGTGAACTTCGTAGAAGGCTCTTTCAATGTGCCTGGAGGTCCTCAAGATACTCACTACGAAAAGATGAAAGCAATAGGACAATACGAAAAAGATATAGCTTTTATCAATACTAAGTTTGATTTTGAGAAATTTAACAACAGGCTAAAGATTGCAGATTTGCAATTTCCCGAAGGACCAGTCATCAATCTATTTCACAAATACGGTCGCCCAGGACATGGTAAAGCTATCATAGGGGATAGTCACGCTTTGTCTGTATGGAGACCAGGGTTTGCTCTTGATTTTACAGCAGGTCGCACTCTTCACGGTTTCCTAAAAAGAAGAACGCCTCAAGAGATTAACGAACTTTGGCCAAGTGGAGTTGTGTTATATTTTTCGAACATCGATATCCGCTTCCACCTTATGCGCCAAAGCAATCCAGTAGAAGCGACTAAAGAGCTCTTTGGAAAGTATATAGAGTTCGCTAAACAACTAAATAAAGTATCAATAGTAGAACCACTTCCTATTGAGCATGAAAGCAGGAAAATTCCGGGAACTGGATTGTATAAAGGAAAACCATTCTATGGAACACGAAAAGAAAGAATGGAAATTAGACAAGTGGCTATTGATATGTTGAGAGCGTCTGTATTAGATACTATATCTTGGCCAGAAGAATGGATAGACGAGGACGGGACCAAGATGCTCGATATCCTCGAACAAAAACAATCTGTCCACCTGAGACCCAAACACTACCCATACATTTCAGAAATATCAACAAACTAATATGTTTCTAAACAAGTGCACCACTACAGAGAGTCTAGATGAGACAAACGACAGGAATCTTCAGTATTACTTGGATCTCACTAAAGATTACAAACACGATTTTAATTTTGTTATCAAAGACGTAGAGGGTTTCAAAGTTATCGATGATGGAGAATTTGCGTACGGCACCAAAGCAAAAATGGGAGATTTCTTCATATCGCAAATAAAAGAAGATTCGATGGTGTACGTAGCTCCAAGGACCGGATTTGCTCCTTACAGTCTAACTTACCTTGCCAAAAAGTACAACAAAAAACTGTATTTGGTAGTACCGGCTTCAGAAAAGGCTTCTGAACACCAACTCAAAGCCATAGAAGAGGGAGGCATACCAATATTTGTTAGAATTCCTGCGATGCCCACTGCAAATATTTGGGCAAAGAATTTTGCGCAAAAGATAGGAGCAAAGTACTTGCCTTTCGGGCTAAAGCACGAGAGCGTAGTTGCGGGTGGAGTTAGAGTGTTTAACGACGCGTTGAAGCAACACGATATAAAAAATATGTGGACAGTGTTTTCTACTGGAGTTTTGTCAAGAACTTTGCAAATTGCTATTCCTAATGCGGAGTTTAATGCTGTCGCTGTTGCTAGAAACGTGCAAGAGGGAGAACTTGGACGAGCTAGGTTTTACTCTTATGACAAGCCTTTCCTAAAAGAAGCAAGACACGCATCTCCTTTCAAAAGCATTCTTACTTACGACGCAAAGGGTTGGGAGATCATGAAAAAATTAGGAAAAGAAGGCGATTGGTTTTGGAATGTTGCAAGCGAAATGCCAAAACCAAGTATAAAACCCGGAGATATAAATTCTAATAAGGCTTGGGGAGACATGTCTGACTTCGAAAAATATTATGTCTAATTAAAAACTAATGAGTAAATTACAATCATGAATATACTCGAACAAGCAAACGAAATAGTAAACAAACGTTCCGAAGAAAAGGAGCGAATGTACGGACCATTTAGCGAAGGCATGCAAAGAGCAGCTATGATCATGAAAGGCATGACAGGTAAAGATTACACGGCTGAAGACGTGTACGCTGCCTTAGTAGCTCTAAAGCTCTCTAGACACTCTTACAACTACAAACAAGATAATCTACTGGATGCAGTAGCTTATTTGGGCGCATTAGATAATCACATTCAAGAAAAACAAAAAGATGAAAGTACAGAGAATTCGGGACGTAAAGCTTCCAAGTAGAGGCACTTCCGCATCGGCAGGAATTGACTTTTTTGTTCCTAACGATTTTGAACCCAAAACCTTGTGGAATCAAAGTTCAAGTTCCGGAAGGTCACGCGATGGTCGCATTTAACAAATCGGGCGTAGCTACAAAGAATGGACTAATAGTAGGAGCGTGCGTGGTAGACGAAGACTACGAAGGCGAAGTTCACTTACACGTAATAAACGTTACAGACGGCGAAGTAGCTATAAATCCAGGAATGAAACTCACTCAGTTCGTATTGTTACCTGTCAATTATTCCACTCCAGAAGAAGTTTATCAATTAGAAAGTAGAAATACTGAGAGGGGTTCTGGGGGTTTTGGATCTACTGGAATTAACTAGTATGGAAAAGCAAAAGAGACTTGACTCTGTTTTTATGAAAATAGCGAAAGAAATCGCTACTTTATCTCACTGCGTAAGAACCAAAGTCGGCGCAGTCATAGTGAGAGAAGGAAACGTAATATCTTTTGGGTACAACGGAATGCCGTCTGGTATGGATAACTGTTGTGAAGTAAAGAGTTACGTTACGCCCGGAACTTACGATTGGGCTGATCATATCAAAGATCTCTGGCCAGAAGAAGACGAAGTTGGTAGGTACAAATTAGAAACCAAAAGGGAAGTTCTTCACGCAGAAAGCAACGCTATTTTAAAGGCGGCTAAGACTGGAATTTCTACAGACGGTTCTACTTTGTACTTAACCACTTCACCTTGCATAGATTGCTCGAAACTTATTATACAAGCGGGAATCCAGAGAGTGGTATATTTAAATGAGTACAGGGACATATCAGGTCTCACTTTTCTAAAAGATTTCGTAGAAGTACAACAGTTTACAGATGAAGTATAAAAACCCAACTGAAGCATTCGAAAAAGTGTATCAGCACATATCTGATAATGGAGAAGAATACGCAGGAACAAAAGCCGTATTCAATCTAAGTTTTACAGTATCCCATCCAGAAGAACTGGTGATAACTACTCCAGAGAGAAAGTTCAAGAAAGATTACGCAGATTTTGAATGGGAGTGGTATCTTAAAGGCGATAGAGACGCTTCTGAAATTTCCGAAAGAGCTAAGATATGGAAGAATATGATGGTTCCGTTTACCAAAGAGGTAAACTCAAATTATGGGTGGTACTGGAATTACAACGATCAGCTCCATAGAATGGTCGAAGAATTAAAGTATAACAACGAAACCCGCAGAGCGATATTAGTTCATTACGGAATATTCGAGATCGATAGGTATAAGTACGATACTCCTTGTAATTTGGTACTGAACTTCTATATCAGAAACGGAGGTCTTCATTTAACGGTATTCGCTAGAAGCATCGATTTAGTTTATGGTTGGTGCAACGATCAGTATACATTTTCTAAGCTCATGGAACTCGTTTCTTCTAAAGTAAAGATCCCAGTGGGTTCTATGCATTGGTTTATAACTAATTGTCACTTGTATCCAAGACATTATAATTTGATGGATAAGCGGTAATTTTATCCCATGAGATTACAAACATCGCCTTACGAGACGCGTCAAGAAACTTACAGGGACAACCCATTCCAGTTTCTTATGGTATGCTTTATGCTCAATCAGACTAGCCACAAGCAAGTCGACCAGGTGCGCGAGGATTTCTTCGGGAAATATCCTAACGCTGACAGCTTACTGTTAGCAGAAGAATCAGAGGTGGCTAAAATGATCAAGCCACTCGGATTCTATAACAAACGAGCCAAGGCATGGAAAAGATTCGCTTCAGAATGGTTAGAACTAGTCAATAAGTACGGTGATATGCCTCCCGTAGCAGAAATAGCCAAGCTTCACGGCGTAGGAAAGTACGCACTCGATTCTTGGAAAGTTTTCCAGCTTTACGAATATAACACTCAAGTTGATGATCACGTTCTTAATTGGTACGTAGATTGGGCTAGAGAAGAATACGAAAGAGTTAAAAGGGAAACCTCTGATTGGTTGCCAAGAACTGTGTACTACCTTCACATGGAAGACGAGAGAGGAGCTTTAAATAACTGGAATAAGTGTAAAGATTACGCTTGCGTTGTTATGGCTAGAACTATTAACGAAGCTATAGAGAAAACCACCAATATAGCGATAAATCAACAGGGTGCTAAGCACATTAAAATACTCGGTATCGGGCACGCCAAACAAGAGTGGGTTAACGAAAACGAACCCATGAGATCAGATCCTGAATATTACTCGGTGAGATCTAAAGCAGCGTTGGAACACTGTAAGAAAAATGGTACTCAAGATTATCTGGTTACTAAAAAGTATAAATACGAAATATGACAATAACTTCTTCTAAACTAATAACTCCTACGGAATACTATCAAGATTTCCTTAGATACTTCGAACTAGCCAAGAAGCAACAAGAAGAATGCAACTTGGGTTTGATAGAACACGAAAACTCCTCTATAGACGATGATTTGATGAAACACGTACATCTATTCGATGTAGTCGAAAGGAAGTACGCTGGATTTTCTCAAATAGTCAATGATGTTTTTTACGGCTGGTCAGAAGATCACCCGTATTGGTTGAGCATGCAACACGGAAAGATCTATAAGCAAAGGGATGAAGTCTCCAAGAAATGGACAGGAAAGCGTAAAGTGTTCGGATTACCAGAATGGCTATATCTGTTTCTCCTTCATCGAGTAACTGGTTCTGCAATCAATTACTCTCAAAAACCCTCAGGATACCACAACACTCTTTTGTTCCACCTTTACCAGTGTGACACTATAGAGCAAATGACCGAGATAGTTAGATCTCACGATAAACCTTTCTACACTTCAGTAGGCTACCAATTTCCAAGCTTTCCAAAACCAAAAGAGGGGTATAAACGAGGGGGAGATTATTACCTTTGTGAGATGGCTCCTAAGTTAGCGAGAGAGGTGGCTAAGTTCTTGGAAAACGGAGAAAAGAAAACGCTTCGTCAAGTGGGAGATTTCATGTTCGCGTGGAATAAGGATCAAGGTCTTAGGGTTTACAAGTTTCAATACGCTGCATTCATAGCAGATATAGCAGATTGGTTCCCGGAATTCGTTCACAGGGAGAGTCCTTTTTATTACGGTACAAACGCAGTAGAGTGTCTGAATTACTTGGCAGTTAAACCAAAAATAAAAGGAATGGATCAAACTGCTTTTTTGGATAGTATTATGATGAAGATCTACGAAGATACTGGAGGATTGCCTTACAATATGGAAGACGTAGCCTGCGATTACATTCGATACGTTGAAAACTACTGTAAGTTCGGAGCAGACTACAATCACTTGGATTTGGATAACTTATGGAATAGCTCCAGTATAAAAGATCACCCTTACGGTAGACAAAAACCCATGCTTGATTTGGGACTCATTAAGAGCTTCAACGAACTTGGATCTCATCCTTCGGACGATAAGATCATCAAAGAATCTGGATTAACCGTAGAAATGTATAAAGAAAAAGTAAAAGAGTATTATGGATTATAAGATTTTATACCCAAACACTTCAGAAGTAGAGTTCAAAGGAAAAAAACCCATTGATTCTTGGATGAAAGATTGGTCTTTAGATCAAAGACTTGATAAGTTTTTTGAGTTTTGTAAAAAATTCGATGAAAGAAACGATGAGTTATTGAAGACTGAATACCAAATTTTTAGCCATCGACTACATTGGGACGAACACTCTTATTGTTACGAATTCAAAGAGATAGATAGTAACTTGTATCGAATGTTCTACACTCTTGTATTCTCTTTTACTAACGAACATTGGGGAACTATTACCAAACTGAAAAAAGACGGAAGAGATGCTACTCGCGAGTATTTCAAAGAAAATCGACATGCGAGAAATGACTTGTTTCAAATATACTACCCTAAGAATACAGTCGTAAAAGACTTCATACTTGATGGACTTTGGCAAGCCGCTAAAGACACCAAACATCTTTTGGATGCAGTAGAAACTGGAGATGCTCCTCGATATACGATGATGCAGTTTGCTAAAAAATTAGAAGCATACTTCAAAGAGCATCAAAATTTTAGAAGTCCAATGTACCCTTGTAAAAATACCGCAAGATACGTCGCTATGACTTGGCCGCATTTAGTCGATCCAGAATCAGTGTTATTGGGAGGCACTGGTCATTTTGATGGACTTCATCAAATTTTTGGAGGAAAAAATCTAAATGGTAAGATACAATACGATATTGGTATCAATGGAGAATTTATTCCTCAGAATCAATCTGCTCAACAATGGTTAGAGCAAATGAAGATATTAGTCGAAGATAAGAGGAATCCCATGGTAAGACAGAAGTGGTTGAACTGTGAAGATAAGACTTGTTTCATGTGGAAGCACATA